ATTCCAGTTTCCATCACTTCCCTTATACCAGCCGCCTAGGTGAGTATGTAAAACAGTAAAATTAAAAGATATATTTAATTTTTTAGGGACGAAGGCCTTCTGAGAGAAGTCGTATTTAAACACTTCCTTAGTTCCTGTCATACTCTTATCAGTGCGGAAGCCCATCGATGTACCATGTTGACTCGTGGGGCCGGCCAGGTCAGCGCCCTCACCTCGTTCAATTGCTGGCCGTCGCTCTGCCGTCTGCGTATTCGTGGATACTATGCCGGTTACGTCCGTGGTCATCACAAAGGGGCCCTGCTGGGCCGCAACGAACCCGCCGGCGCTTATATCGGGGGCGTAATTTACCCCCCCGGCATGTCCCACAAGATGCGAACCTCCTGTACCGTTGGCGTCTCCAATCAAGTTAGTCCATTTAAGACCCAAGAGAGGAGCAGCCTTTAAAACATTTTGGGCCGTCCGTCGCGATGATCTCGAAGAATATACAGGATATAAAAATCTAATTAGCTGGTTTACATTTGCCAGCTGATCGACCGCCTCTTGGACACTGGCGGCCACAACATCAAACCCCAATTGAATCTGTCTTTGAGTATTTTGAAAAGTCACCAGTGGATCCATGCGACCATAAACGGTTTGTGAATTCCAATTAGACTTAAAATTGTCCGAAAATTCTGTAACCCATCCCTTAAAAGTAACTGTTTTCTGAGTTGGCAGATGGGTAACAATAATACTAAAGAAATCACTTTCTGCTAGTCTTGGTGTTTGAATATACGACATCTTTTATTATTCTCCATAGGGCGTGATTGCCCGTCGGCCGGAGGGAGAATCCAGCGCATTAACAACATACTCATCAAGTGCCTCGCCCCCGACATACACAGCCACATTCCCGGCGCCGCCTAGGCCTCCCATACTATGTAGTGTATTTTTCAAATCTACAAGAGCAGTTGTAAGTTCTGCGGTGGTGGGGGCTGGATTCACCCTAGTGCCCATAGGAAGTTCTACCATTTCGGGGCCGTCTTCGCCCACCACGCCGACCACACCTCCTTTGGCAAACCCTGGCACTATTTCTCCGGAGGCGGAAGGGTTATAATCACTAGTCGCGCCGGCGGCTGCAGCAAGGCCGAGACCGGCGGCGCCGCCCAAAGCCGCGTATAGGGCCAGCGAGGTGCCTCCCGTAAAGGGTGCTGCAATCAAAGCTGCTAGGCCCGCGCCTACCAGAGCCATTTTTGTGAAACCACTCATTCCGTTAGTAACCTTTCCGAGCCACCCCGCTAGAGCCGCAAAACCCTTAACCATGGGGACTACCACCGTCTCAATAAGTGGCCGTAAATCGACTGCGAGTGCCATAAAAGCCGACTTAAGCTGCTGGCCAATCTCCTGGGTTTCTTGTGCCAACTCTTGTAGCTCTTTTTGTTTCATGGCATCCAGTTTATATTGTGCGTCGGACATCCCGAATAGCCGGTTGGCTTCCTCTACCGACATTCCAATCGCAGAGGCAATCGCCTGTTGTTCAAAGCGGTTAAGAGAATCAAACTGAATCCCGGCCATATCAGTCGAACGCTTCAAAATATCAATACGCTCTTCTTCACTTGCATTTAGCATATCAATGGAGTTCAGGTAGGGGCCACCCAGAATAGCATTCAAACGGCCTACTGATTTTCCGGCCTGGTCAAAGGTATCAAATTGTTTTGCAATTTTCATCAATTGATTCACTTCAAGACCAGTATTCTTAGACTGGACGGCGAGACCCTTGAAGACCTCAACAGCATCTTCCCCATATTTAGAGAGCTCCCCAAACGCCCCTTGGAAGTCGCGTGACATCTTGTCCATACTCACACCCAGACCTTGGGCAGAGCCCGCCAGGTCGAGGACTAAGTTGTTTGCCTGTCCAACCGACATACCCATCCCACGCATCGCCTGATCAAATAACTTCGCGGTAGTCTGATTACTAACCCCAAGTTCCTGCATGAGGGCCGTCGTATCGGCAACCCCGGCTTGCTGGGCTTGATTCAGTTGGGTAAAGGCCGAAAATGAAGTATAAAGAGCCTCAAATGATTTTCCGGCTTTGGCGGCGGTCACTCCAGTGACGAAAAGGCGACGTTCAGTTTGAGCAATCCCTAAATTGTACTCCGCTGTTGCCCCTGTGGTCTTACGAAATGAGGAGATGGCAGTATCTTGTGCTTTTATCAACCCAAGCGTTTGATCGATAAACATCTCGATGGGCTTCATGAGAAGCCTAGGAAGCAGAGACTTAAACCCTCCCTTAAGTATTTTCATCATGCCGCCGCCCTTGGCGCCCGCCTCGGCGAAATCTTGTCCTAACCTGGTCATGACGTCACTAAAGCTTCCGGCTTGTTTTGTAAGACCAAAAGTCTTTTGAAGTGCTTGAGATAGTTGAGAAGTTGCTTTTTGCTCTGCGTTTATTGTGTGTCGACGACGCTCCAGAACTTTAATCTCACCTTTAATCGTTTTGATCAGGTCCTCGTTCCCAGCGCCTTGAGCCTCCAACTCTGCGACGCGCTCCTGGGCACCAGCGATCTGCTCTTGTCTCCTAAGTTCCTCTAGAGCATACTGCTTGTTGATTCCTTCGTAAAGATCTGAGTATCCCGCTTTAACCTGCTCGATTTCGAGTCTAATCTTTTCAAGCGCATCCTTTTGTAATAACAGGTTTCTTACGGGCCCAGCGCCGGCCGTGTCGGTGGCGGGACCTTCAGCTGCTGCGGCCGCTTCTTCTCGCTGGCGGCCTTGCGCTTGGAGTTCTTGAAGAATGGCTTTTAGTGTGGCTGTGTCTGTGGACATAGTCGCTTACAACCCCCTAATTAACGAATGGCCACTTTAAGCCGGTTTCAAATTCAAATTTGTGAACTGCATCGTCGAGCTGATATTTTGAGGTCATCGTTTGTGCGTCATTCAACCCATGTTTCACGTAGGAATCCATGTACTTCTTCTCACGTTGAAGTGCCGTGAAGAACGCCATAATTTGATCAGATGTGCCCCCAATAGCAAGATTAGCGCGTACTGCAGGGCCAGCATAAAGCGATCGCATAATCCAATTTACATCAACAGCAAAATCTGAGTATGCGTTTTCGTTTAACTGCACACCGTTTTTATGATTCAAATTTATGCAAATCTTTTTTGTATTCATTCCGGGCCCCTCTAACTATTAATTAGTCCGAAATAGCAAAAGCCGCAGCTATTTGCCGCGGCTAGCTTTTTGGATTTCATCGTTTTGTTTTTTGTATTCTTTTACCAATCTTTCCACAAACCATCGTCGAAGTTTAATGGGCAAATTATAGGCCTCGAAGAAAGACCATCCTCCATAGTGTTTTAAAACAAAGAATTCTTCATAAACTGCTTCTTGGTATTTATTGGTTAGGCCAAAAAAACTCTGCCGTTAAAGGCATTACAATTCCCCCTTCGTACCCACAACTGGAGCAAGAAAAGGCATGTTCCATATCAACGTCTGGCCGGAGGGCATCATACGTCTTGCGAATAAACATCGAATCCCGTACTGGCAGCAGCTCTGCAAGCTGTAATAACTGAGCACTGTCCGTAACCCCATTGGCCGAAACCATAATGGCAGCCAAAAGAGTGGTCGTATTATTCTCGGGTAGTTTAAGTTTTTTCCTTCTGTCGTTATTCTGTGATATAGTCCGCTCGTCAGACGAGGTCAGAAGTTTTATCTCTAGCGCAATTTTTGTAGTCGGAAGCTCAAAGAGATAAACACCATTGGCTGTTGATCGAACACCATCGAGGCTGATTTTCTTATTCTGAACATCAGACAGATCAAATTCGTGCTCTACCTTGGCTACGCAGGAAGGACACGTTACATTCGCTAAATAATCTGAACCAAATCCTGTAATACGCGTGGCCAAGAGGATAGCATTTTTGTCCCCTACTAAAAGCTCGTCAATTTTAATGGTTTTATCCACAAGCACCGACTCAATTAGCCGATCAATCGCCATTCCTCTTTTTAAGAGCGTCTCAGAGGTTAAGATATCCTCTTCTTTGGCCGTCATATGCTTAATTTCGACAGTGCTTACATTATGGAGGGGATGGTCCGAGGAATAAAGTTGGCCACCGCTGGGTAGTTCCACAAACTCTGTGGGGCACACAAACGAAAACAAGTCGCCTGTTTGTGCGGGAGGAGGAGACCCCGTATCCTCAGGGGGAGGCGGACCGGTCCGGTCTGCGTTTCTTCTTCTTGTCACAAATCACCTTCTTTCTATTCTAGGCAGTAATTACGGCGGCGGCCGCTTCACCACTTCTATATTCTGCCCAATCATACCTGAATGTTAGCTCAATATTAAGGATCTCGTCGTTGGCATAGTCTAAATTGCCAAAAGCAGCCTTGGTGATGAAAGAGTTCATAAGAGTCCAGGTACCAACAATGCCGCCGTTACCGCTCAATTCTTCGATAACCACATTGCCGAGGGCGTCAACAGCGCCTTGCTTATTAACGGTTCCTGGCGCACGAGAAGGATTAAAGAAAACATTTTCTTGTTCGTCTGGCTTTAAATATCCTGAGTTAATAAGGGCATCATATAGGAGCCGGTTACCATCGGGACTAATAGAATTCACAATTGTAGCGTCAACAGTTTGCCACTCAACAGTACCGGGAAAATAATAGGTATTGCCCAAAAATTTGTGAGGCGTCTCAGTGACGGTGTACCCAGGCTTGGCGGTCATCTTGGCCAGATACTGTTCATATTGTATTTGCGGACCCGGAGCGGCAGGATCTGACCTCAGGTTGGGTAGTGTAAGCAAAAATCTATGTTGTCTTTTTGGTTCTGATAAAGCGCTTGTCCAGAATGGCATTAGTTTAGGTCTCCTATATATCCTATCTTAAGTAGTGCGCGCGGGGAAAACCGCCCACACCGGTATAACTATGATTAATTATCAATCGTTAAATGATGCTCCTGTTCTCGTAATATTGAAATCAATGGCAATAAACTCAATGGCTCTCGTTGGCTTCAGGAAAATTTTAGCGTATAAAATATTTTCATCAACCATACTGGGGGTTGTAGTCGTCTCATCAAGAATCACTCTGTAATCGGACAAACCAAAGTTTGTTTTAACATTAGCCAAGAAGGGATTAACCTGAGCCTCGAAACGCTTCCAAGTCTGACGCACGTTGGGATCAAACAGGAGTCGCGCTGAGATCTGCGAAATGCGCTTCTTAACAAATATCATCAGACGCCGCACGTTAATGCGATCGAGCGCCGACGGAGTTACCTGAAGTGTCTTTTGTCCGAACACTACAATTCCTTCTGCCGGGAATTTCGCAATTGGGTTAATGTTGGCTGCATACAGATCATCCCGATCTTTACGTCGCAACTGATGGGCAACATCAACGACCGGAATTCCGGCTGAGCCTTCAGTCAGGCCGCCTCGATTAAACCCGGCGGGCGCAAACCATACTTGGGTTCGTCGTTGTGAACTAGAGAAAGTCCCTATAGCCGCAATTGAAGGAGGTAACCACACAAAGGAGCCATTCAGAGTATCCCGGGCGCGTACCCAAGGGTAGAAGGTGCAGCCATATGAGGAATTTAATCCGCGATCGCGCAGGGCACTAACCAAAGTCTTGACTGTAGTAGCAGTATTAAGGCGAGCAAGACTTGTGCTTTCTTCTCTGGGCTGGAACGCATCAGGTAAATCAATAACCGCCAAAGCGTCACCTCTCTCCTCGCAGACACGTATCAGGTTGGTTGTAAGCCCCTCGTTGGTGAGACCAGGCATAGATGCGAGGTTCATCTCAACAACTTCTGGATCGGCGATCGCATCAATTGCGCGGCGTACACTATAAAATTCATAATTATTCGTATCACTAGCGGCAGCAGCGAAGTTCCGGTTAGCAAATGGATCCATTTCCTTAATATCCAAACCATCGAAACCACCATACACAGGAACCGTGAATCTATCATAGCCCTGATTAAGTACGCCGCTCACAGCGCCGCTGGCAGCGGTCCAAGAAGTTCCGGCTGCATAGGACCCTGTAACCCATCGACCCTTGTCTTTAATATCATCTAAAGTAAAGGTTACCGATACGGCTCGTATGCCAGCGGAGGCTCCCCCAAACATATTTGCAACAATTCCGCCACGTGGGCGCAGCAGGTCGATGTTAGAACGGTCAAACACTGTGCCGCCGCGGGTTTTTGTGCTTTGGAAGCCGAAATATGCATCAGTGGGATCACTCAGATTGCCATCCGAAGCCGACAAACGTAATTCAGGGCTCGGCATAAGGACATCAACGGGAATCGTTGCTGACCCACTCGTAACAAAAAGTCCGTTATTTTTGACCGATCCGGCTCCGGCGGCGGGCAATACCTGTAAATCAACCGAAGCGGTTAGCCAGGTGCCCTTCTGGGCGCCGCCTGCAACACTTTCGTTAGGATATTTAACCATCCCAAGGAAACCGAAGGGGAGAAATGTTGGGCTCGTTATACCCGCGTCTACGTCGTCGTTCATTTCAACCCGGACGTATTCAGAGACGTTGTTCCAGTTTCCTACCATGCGATATCGGCGCTCGTTAGAATTCCACACGCGGCGCTTATCGCCAATTTTGCGGGCCACATAATTTACCGAATTGGGGTTGAGACTGCAATTATTAAACTGCTCAATTACTCTCACAACATTATCAGAGTCGCTCAAGTGTCTCACCATGACAGTGAAGCTACCATAATCAGTTGACTCGTTAGTAGAACGCTTGATATCTTCAATCGAAATCTTAATATTGCGGTTAGACCAATCACCGGGTTCGTCGAGAGCAACAATTTTAAAAAGGTTTTGGGTGCCGGCGCCGAGGTTGCAACTGATAACCTGGGGTGTTTCCGCACCTTGGAGTTGGGTGCGGTAGGTGGACCCTTTCGTAGAGTTGCCATCATTATATAGTTTTACTACGGTTGCCATGGTGACAGTACCATCAATATTAGCTTTAAGGTGGCGATCAAAAGTTTCGCCAAGGAAATAACTTACTGTATTTGTAGTGATTCCTGAGTTCGTCTTTTGAGGATTAGTATTGAAAACCTTTCGAATGTAGCGTGAGTCGTTTTCATTGAAATTAAAAGTTGTAGTCGTGACATCTGAGCCATCGACAATGTCCATTTTAAACTGATACCTGGTACTATTATTTTCCTGAACTATGAAACCAGAGCCAGAAACCTCCAGACTTGGGGAAGCAGCCACCACGGGATTCCCGGTGAACTCGTCGGCTACCCCGGAAGAAGACATAATGTTGCCGCGGATCCTGAAGTTGATACCCGAATCTGCATACCAAACTGCAGATAGGGCTCCTGTAAGGGAAGCGATCGTCCCGGATCCTGATTCGAAAACGACAAGTCCCCAAGCGGTATCTGACTCCCAACCTGCCTTACCGGTCGTCGTGGCGTCGTCGTCCTGAGCACCAAGGAGTCGCACGTACGTGAGGGGAGAACTGTTGCGAAGGTATGCTTGGGCCCCATACATGCCATAGGTGGTAGCCGATCTGTTGTCGCCCAAGCGCCAGACATCGTCGCCGATGAATCCTGGCGACGGGGTACCAAAAATATTCACATATTCTTCAAAGGAATTAACTGTGACGGGACGAAGGGCGGGGCCTTTGGCGGCGCGCCCGAAAACAACAGGGCCCTGCCCTGCTGGAGATGCTGGGATCTGTGAATTGTCAATTTCATTGACAAACACCCCGGGGGAAACAAATCTATAATTTTTTACTGACATTCGCTACGTTCTCCTAAGCACGAAATATTCAAAAGTAAATAGTGTTAAATAGTTGCAATGGTATTATTCTCTATAAAAACCATCGTCGAGGTTATCTGGGATATCTCCAAATATTGTCCTTTCTCTCGCAAACCTAAATTCAACTGCATTTTCGCGCCTTACAATCTTAGGCTTTTCTTGGTTTTCTCCCTCCCCCATCAAGTAGCCCAGTACCTCCATGGTAATAACGTGTTCAAAGTTGCGACGATTCATCCCCATATTTACATGATTGGAGTTGCTAGTCATGTTAC